TGCCCCTCCTGACTCCGCCTGGTAGTCATCTCTACTTACGGCAAAATTTCACGTTGAATTTTTTTCCACGAGGGGGTTCGTCATGGGTGCACGAGCCTTGCGAGCGGTCGGCAAAGATGACGTTCCGCCCGTGATTGACGAGCCTGAAACCCCAGAGCCCGAGCAGCCGCTCACGGTAGCCCGGGCGGCCGGCATGACTCGCCGCGATCTGCTGGTTGCGTTGCGGGACAAGATCGCCACGGACATCGACGCCGGCATCCAAGCCCGCGACCTGGCCGCACTCTCCCGGCGGCTGCTGGACATCGCTAAAGAAATCGAGAGCATCGACGCTGACACAAGCGGCGACGATGTTGGGAACGCGGCGGGGACGGCAGATGAGCAATGGGACCCTGACGGGGGCTAGGCATCTAGTCCTCCCGGACGGTATCAAGTCGACCGGCTTTCCCGCCGTCGAGGCGACGTGCCTGCGGATCGGGATCCGCTTTGACGATTGGCAGCGGGAACTAAACCGCGCCATCTTGGCCAAGGATCAGTACGGCCTCTACGCGGCGGATACGGTTGCGATGAGCATCCCCCGTCAGGTGGGGAAGACGTTCGATGTCGGCGCGCTGGTCTTCGCTGATTCGATCATCAATCCGGGGACGACGACGGTGTGGACGGCGCACCGGTTCAAGGTTTCCCGCGAGACGTTCAACGAGCTCAAGACACTGGCGAAGTCTCCGGCGCTGGCTCCTCACATTGACTTCGAGGCGATCACGACGGCCGCCGGCAACGAGATGATTCCGTTTCGGAATGGTTCGCGGATTGTCTTCGCGGCCCGCGAGCGCGGCGCGATCCGTGGCTTCACGAAGGTCCGCCGGCTGATTCTGGATGAGGCGCAGATCCTCACCGAGGCCGCCATGTCTGACCTCGCGCCGACGATGAACCAGGCGGAGAATCCGCAGATCATCATGATGGGCACGCCGCCTAAGCCTTCGGACCCGGGCGAGGTTTTCTCGGCTCTCCGCAAGTCGGCACTCGACGGCGATTCTGAGGGCGCGCTGTATGCCGAGTTTGCTGCTACTCCGGGCGCCCCGGTGCATGTCAATGAGCCTGGCTTCTGGGATGCGATGGCCGAGGCTAATCCGTCCTATCCGTCACGGACCTCAAAGCGCGCCATCAAGCGGCTCCGGAAGCTGCTGACGAATGATGACGACTTCCGCCGTGAGGCGCAGGGGATCTGGGACGGCGATGGCCGGATCTCGCTGTTCAGCGCGCACATGTGGGAGTCGGGCCGCCGCGAGGAGCGCCCGGCGCATCTCGGCGTGGACGCGCTCGCTGTCGCGGTATCGCTGGACCTCACGCACTCCGCGATTGTCGCCGCTTCCAAGGACGACGAAGGCGTCTGGGTCAAGCCGCTCCGGCATGGCCCCGGCACCAAGGGCGTCGTCGAGCATTGCCTCGAGCTGCAGGCGGCCTATGGCGTGGACATCGTCATCGACGGTCGCGGTCCTGGCGCCGTTCTGATTCCCCATCTGGAGCGGGCGGGCGTCCGTCTGCACATCGCGACGACTCGTGAAGTGCTGGACGCTTTCGCTTGCATCGAGACGCTGGTCAGTGACGGCGAGTTCTTGCACGTCGACTCTCCCGAATTGGACGCCGCACTCGTCGGCGCGGTGAAGCGCGCAGTGGGCGACCGCTCGGCGCTGGGGCGCAAGAAGTCCGAGAGCGACATATCACCGCTGGAGGCCGCATCGCTGGCCGCATGGTTCGCCGACGTCGGGCCCGAGCAAACAGTCTCTGCCTACGAAGAGGGCGAGTTGATGATCGTCTAAGGAGCTCCATGGATTACCTCTCCCCCGTGCTGGCCGTGCTAGTCGCGGCTGTACTGTCCGGCCCCGCATGGACGCAGTTGTTCGCCTGGCGGGCGGTCCAGTCGCGCCGGGTCGTTGTGAACCTCAAGTCGGGGCAGGCCATCGACGGGCATCTTGTCCGGCGGCGCGGGCCGCTCCTCTTCATCCGTAACGCGCACCTGCATGAGGGCCCCGGGGATCCGGCTGCTCTTGACGGCGAGGTCATCATCGACCGCGCTGAGGTCGACTTCATCCAAGCACCATAACTAGGGACGGTGGCATATGGCGTTCGTCGTCTCCCAAGGGCAGGTAGCCTCGCTGTCTAAGCCGACGTTTGTGTCTGGTGGTTCGATCAGGCTGACCGAAGATTATTCGGCGGATTATGCGGCGCTGTGGCAGGGTCATGGCTCGGTTCGGACGGTCGTTGACTTCCTCGGCCGAAACATTGCCAGTCTCGGCTTGCATGTCTTTGAGCGTGTCGGTGACACTGACCGGCGGCGGCTGACCGATCACCCGCTCGCGCAGATGCTGTCCACGCCTAACCCGTGGACCACACGCTATGACTTTTTCGATGCCATGGTCCGGGACCTTGCTATCTTCGATCGCTTCCTGGCCGTGAAGCTCAACAGTTCCTCGGGCAAGGCTTCGCTGCTGCGGATCCCGCCGACGCTGTTCTCCCCGGTGGGCGGAACATGGTTCATGGCTGAGGCTTTCGAGGTTCGGGGGTCCAAGGGCAAGGTCACATACCCGGCCGATCAGGTCGTCTACCTGTCGGGATATTCTCCCAAGGGCGACATCGGCGGCGTCTCTTCCATCGAGTCGCTGCGCGCTGTCCTGGCTGAGGAGTACGAAGCGGCCCGGATGCGGGCGCAGACGTTCCGCAACGGGGCCCGCACCTCCGGGTATCTCGAGCGCCCGGTAGGCGCACCCGCGTGGACCGACGTCGGCCGCGAGCGCTTCCGCGCCGGCTGGCGTTCCCAGTACACCGGCGGCGGCCCGGAGGCAGGCGGCACGCCGCTCCTTGAAGACGGCATGAAGTTCGTTCCGGCCGCGCAGTCGGCGCGCGATCTGCAATACATCGAGTCCCGGAAGCTGACCCGCGAAGAGGTGGCTTCGGCGTACTTCATCCCTCCGCCCATGATCGGGCTGCTGGATCACGCGACCTTCTCCAATGTGAAGGAGCAGCACAAGCACCTGTATCAGGACACGCTCGGCCCATGGCTGCAGCGTATCTCGCAGTCGCTTGAGTTGCAGTTGCTCGCCGACTTCGACGGGACCGCCAACGTCTACCTCGAGTTCAATCTTGAGGAGAAGCTTCGCGGCTCGTTCGAGGATCAGGCCGCTCAGTTGCAGGCTGCTGTCGGCGGCCCGTACATGACCCGAAACGAAGCACGCGCCATCCTGAACCGGCCGAGCATCGAGGGCGGAGACGATCTGATCGTCCCGCTCAACGTCATCACGGGCGGGCAGGCTTCCCCCCAGGACTCCGGCTCACAGAATGTAGGCGGCCAAGCGGCGGCACCGAGGCGCGCTATCAAGGCGCGCACCGAGTACGAGCTCAAGGCGCCTACCCCATCGGAGATCCCGGAGGAGCACCAGAAGGCTACGGCCAAGGTGTTCGCCCGGTTCTTCGCACGGCAGCGCCGCTCGGTCCTGGCCGCCGCTGGTGCCAAGTCTCCGGACTGGTGGGATGCGGAGCGCTGGGATGACGAGCTGTCCGATGATCTGCTGGCCGAGTCGCTGGACATCAGCAAGGCCGCGGCCCTCACGGCGCTGTCCGGCATGGGTGTTAGCCCTGACGAGTACAGCACCGACCGGACCAAAGCCTTCCTCGCCAAGGTCGCGCAGCGCATCGCCGGCCAGGTCAACACGACCACGGCCGCCGCGCTGGAGGCCGCACTCGCTGATGGCGGCACGGACGCTATGGCCCATGTCTTCGACGTGGCCGAGGAGTCCCGCGCCGAGCAGTCCGGCATGACGGCCGCGGCTACGTTCGTGGGCTTCGGCATGGTCGAGGCGGCACGGCAGACGCAACCGAAGGCGCGCAAGCGCTGGCAGGTCAACTCCGGCAACCCCCGATCATCCCATGCAGCCATCAACGGCGAAGAGGTCCCGATCGACGAGACGTTCAGCAACGGTCTCGAGTGGCCGGGCGGGCTTGGGGCGGACGCCGACGAGACGGCCAATTGCCAGTGCTCGGTCATCATCATCAACTAGCGCCCGAGGAGGGCCCATGCAGATCAAGTCAGTAGCTCTCAAGGGCATCAAAGCCGGGCCGGATGATGGCCTCAAGGAGGGCGAGTTCATCGTCTACCCGTCGACGTTCACGAAGACGCCGGATAGTTACGGCGATGTCATCGCCCCGGGCGCGTTCCTCGACACCATCGAGGAGTGGAAGGCGTCGGGCAACACGCTCCCGGGCCTGTTCGGTCACCGCTTCGACGACCCGGATTACTACGTTGCCGGCGCTCTCGACATGGGCGAGGACGAGCATGGCTGGTGGGTCAAGGGCGCGTTCGACATGGAGTCCCCCAAGGGCCCCCACGTGTATCGCCTCGTCAAGGGCCGCCGGCTGAACCAGCTCTCTTTCGCGTTCGACGTGCTGGATTCCGGCCCCGTCGAGCTGGAGGGCGGCGTCAAGGCGAACGAACTCCGGAAGCTCAAGGTCTACGAGTATTCGTTCGTTCCGATCGGCGCCAATCAGGACACGTCCGTCGTCGCCGTCAAGGCGCTCGCTGACGGGCTGACCGAGGGAAGCAAGGCCGGCCGCGTCCTCGCGGCCAAACACATCGACTCCCTGCGCCAAGCGCAGGAGGCCATCGGCGCGGTAGTTGCTGCCGCCGAGGGCAATGACCAGGAGAAGGCCAGCGTAACGCCGGAGGCCAAGGACGAGGAGCCGCCCGCGGCCAAGTCTGAGGAGCCGAAGGCTGACCCGTCCGCTACGAACCTGGCAGAGGCGCTCGCACTCGCTATCGAGGTCGACGTCTAACCACCCGAATAGAAGGCCCCGAACCGCGGGGCCTTTTTCATGCCACGAAAGGCACGCAAAATGAGCAAGCTGAAAATGCTGCAGGACGCAGCTCGGGCGGCTGCCAAGTCCGCTACGGACATCGCCGCCAAGGCTGACGCCGAGGGTCGCTCGCTGAGCGACACCGAACGCCACGACTACGACGAGGCGATGGCCAAGGGCCGCGACCTCCTCGTCCAGATCCAGACCGCTAAGGCTGACGCCGAGATCCTCGATCAGGCAAAGGCGCTCGCGGGCGAGATTGGCCCGGCTGCTGCCGAGGACCTCGACGTCCAGAAGGGCGCTGACAACACCGTCCAGCGCGTCAAGAACCTTGGGCTGGAGATCGTCAACTCCCAGCAGTTCAAGTCCGCGATGGCACCCTACGCGGGCCGCGAGAACGGCGTCCCAGAGCGGTCGAAGTTCTCGACCGATCCGATCTCCGTCAAGGGCCTGTTCGTTGGCGGCAACGCTACGTCGGCTGGCGCGTTCGTCACCCCGGAGCACTCCGGCATCATCGAGATGCTCGGCCGCCGGCCGCTGACCATCCGCGACTTCATCTCGGTACGGCGCACCGCGTCCGACACGATCGACTATGTCGTGCAGACGGCGCACACCAACGCTGCCGCGCCCGTCGCGGAAGCCACCTCCTCCGCGGCTCCCACTGCGCCCGGCACTGCCGGCGCGCTGGTCCAGGCTGCCGGCGGCGGCTACAAGCCGGAAGGCTCCTGGGCTTTCCAGCGCAAGACGGCCACGGTCAAGACGATCGCCGAATGGGTTCCCGCTACCAAGCGCGCCCTCGCCGACGCCGCCCAGCTCGAGGGCCTCATCAACGACGAGCTCCGCAAGGACATCGCCGAGACTGAGGAAAACCAGATCCTCACCGGCAACGGTTCGGGCGAAAACCTGACGGGCATCCTGGCGACTTCGGGTATCCAGACTCAGGCGTTCGACACGGACATCTTTGTCTCCACCCGTAAGGCGCTGACGAAGGCCCGCGTAGTGGGCCGCGTCGTGCCGAACGCAATCGCACTGAACCCGACCGACGTCGAGAAGGTGGACCTCGCCCGCGAGTCCGGCACCGGCCGCTTCTTCTCCGGCGGCCCGTTCTCCATGGGCCCCCGGACCCTCTGGGGAACGCCGATCCTCGAAACCGAAGGCGTGTCCGCCGGTACCGCTCTGGTCGGCGACTTCTCCAAGGCTGTCCTCTGGGATCGCGAACAGACTACGGTCTCGATCACGGATTCCCATGATGACTTCTTCATCCGCAACCTGGTTGCGATCCTCGCCGAGGAGCG